GAAATTTTCACCTGCTGTTTTTGTCTGGCAGCTGCAGTTTTGGCAATTTGGGTCGCGGTGGTGACCGTAGGAATTGTTACAGACAAACTATGTGACCTGATCTCCCGGGTCATATGGGGTAAAGATGATGTGTTGCTAGAGTGGGAATTCAACACAGGGGAGAATTGTGCATTAAATACGGCACGGGGTCTGTCAAGCCCCAGACTACGCCCTAGAGGCAAGTTGACGAAATGTTTGGAGTCCTTAGCTCGACTCAGCAAAACGGATAAGTTATTCCGAAGGCGGTGGATACCAGACCTCCCTGAAGAACATACGAATCCCGCTGCGGCATTTATGGCAGCTTGTCACAAAGGCGGAGTAAGGATCCTAGCAATAGGATCCATTCCCACGAACACGGACGAAAATGGTCCCGGCAAGCTTGATTATTTGAAGCTTATGATTGAAGATGGGTCTGTCCAACTTGTCTTCCCGGACCTTGTCAGTTATTTGGTTGTATATGGTGCCTTTAGACCAAGGAACTCTGCAACCTTACTTAGCCTGAAGTTCAGGGCCTTAGAATGGATCAAGAAGAGGTCCCTGAACACGTTAGACATAGCTTCAGGCTTTGCATCAAGTGTGGCTTTCGGTTTTGCATGCTCGACCTTTGAGTCCGGCGCAATCTCTACCGTTGAACACGCGATGGCTGACTTAGACGTGTTATCAGCTTAGGACAGCATGGTTAAACTAGAAGGTCTTTGCGTAGGGGAGACAAAGGTGAGTTTGCGCGAAGATGCTGAGTTGAATATAGGAGTACACCATAGCTGTGATAGCAAACGGACGATGACCACTGCCATTCCATGTCCAGTTAGGGGAACTTGGGTACCCGCTGTACATGCGAATTGTTACCACAACGAGGTTCGTGCTTTGGTCACACGAGCTTTGAAACCCACACCCGGGCCAGCCGAGGGAGGCAGAGCACATTTGAAAAAGGCGTTTCGGCGTCTGAAGAATGTGGCCTCTCGGTATGGTGGTCAACAGTGGGGTTATGATGAGACTGCGCATTCTTATACGGGTGCTCTGCGCAGGAGATACTTGGAGGCAAAGACGTCGTTACTAGATGAGGGTCCTATTTGTTCTAGGGACACCAAAATCAAGGCGTTTTTGAAAGCCGAAAAGGTGCGGGTGGATGTTGTCTCGAAACCGAG